CAATATATCAAGATGCCATCATCAGAGGCAACAAGAGTGCAAGAAGTTATGTTGCAACTGAAAACAAAATATCTGAGATTACAAAAAAACAAATCGCTGATCCAACAAGAATGCAGGGAGGGGCAGATTCAGATGCTGTTTGGAGAACAGTGTCTTCCAAACCAGGAAACTTTGTCACAGACTCAAAAGGCAATCCATTGAGAACATCCAGTGGCAAAGCAGTGATGACAAGCCAAGGAAGAAAAGAATACAATCAAGCAATGTCAAGAATACCTTTGACAAAAGCACAAGTAGATTCACAGAGAAAGTTTATGAGTGTTGCATCATTACCATTGATGTTTGTGCCAGGTGGTGGTTTATTGAGAAGTGCCGCAGTTGGTAACTTTGACAAAACATACCAAAGAGGTGGCAACCAAATGGCAACATATGGCAAAGGCAACTTACTTTCACAAGATGAATCAAATGAAATAGCAACTATGATGCAAGAAGCAGAACTGGGCAGACAAGTTGACACAGTTGACTTATCAACACGTCCAAAGAAAGCCAAACGAAATATGAACTTGTTGGATAAAACATTCGCAACATTGTTTGGTGGCGGCAACTTGTTAGGAACAGGAGGGAAACTATAATGGGTAACATATTACCAAAAAAGCCAAAAGGTCCAACAGCTGAAGAAATAGCTAGAGCGAACCAAAAAGCCAAAGAGGAAGCAGAACGCAAAGCCAAAGAACAGGCAGAAGCGGCTGAAAGAGAAGCACAAGCAACTTATGAAGCCAGCGAAGAAAGAAAGCGTGAAAAGAAAAGAAAAGGCAGAAGAAGCCTGATTGCTACTCCATATGGTTATTTGGGTGACACTGAAGAGTTTGGATCCAAAGGCAGTTTGTTAGGATAAAACGTATATGGCAAAAGCATCTTTAAACTACGTGAAAAATCTTTTGAAGAAGGCAAAGACAGCACGTCACCTTCACGAAGATGAAATATCAGAAGCATATCTATATACGTTTCCAAACAGAGACATTTGGAGAAGCCAAGAAGGCACCACTGATAGACAAAAACTGTATGATATGACAGCAGTGGACAGTGTGCAAAATCTAGTGTCAACTATTCTTAACTTGCTTATACCACAAAACCAACAGTGGGCTTACATTGATGTGAGACAGGAAGTCAAAAACAAAATGGCTCCAGATGTGAGAAGAATGTTGGACACAGCCAACAAAACAGTATTCAAAATATTAAGAGATTCAAACTTTTATGTGGCGGCATCAGAAGCACTACAAGACTGTGTGATAGCAGGCACAGGTGCTATTTGTATTATGGACCCAATGGATGGCAAAGGTATGAACTTTATGGCAATACCAACCAGCCAACTGTATTTCTTGTCCAACTACAAAGATGATGTTGATGTGGTGTTTAGAGAATCAGAACAGTCAGCACAATACATCTATGAAAGATGGGGATCACAAGCACCAGAAATGAAAGAAGATGCTGAAAAACATCCAGACAAAAAAATCAAACTACTAGAAGCAGTGTTTAGACAAACAGGAGATGAAGACTATTGTTATCAAGTTTATGCTGGCAAAGAAATGCAGTTGGTAGAAGACAGCAAGATGCCAGTAAATCCATTTGTGGTGTTTAGATTTTCAAAAACACTGGGCGAACATTGGGGTGAATCACCAGTGCGTTCAGCATTACCACACATTAGAACTGCAAATGAAATCCAAAAGATGATGTTACAAAGCGGGGCGTGGAGTGCGATGGGCGCCTTCCAAGTTTCATCAGATACCACAGTGAACTTTTCAAATATGAAACTACAACCAGGTGAAGTTATCACAGTGGATCAACCACTACAACCAGTTCCGTTTCCAGGCAACTTCAATATATCAGAAGCAATGATGCTACAACACCAAGACAGCATAAGAAGAATGCTGTTTAATGATGCCATTATGCCAGCGGGAGCACCCAACACATATCAAACAGCAACAGAAGTGAGTGCTAGACAGGCACAGTTTTATCAAAGAATAGGTCCTTTTGGACTACGTCTTGAATCAGAGTTTTTGCGTCCATTGATTAAAACATTGATAACCAAACTGCAGAGAAGAGGTATGGTGCCAGAGTTTGTTGTCAATACCAGTGCGTTTGAACTTGTGGTAAACTCAGCAGTGAAAAAAGGCATAGCAATGACAGAAATACAGAGAGATATGCAACTGCTACAAATGGTTCAAGCACTTGGACCTGATGCACTGATGTTGGTTGATATGAAAAAACTAGCCAAGAAAATACTAACAGATGGTGATATGTCACCAGACATAATCAGAACAGAACGAGAGATTGCCCAGATGCAAGAGCAGATGCAACAACAAATGGCACAGCAACAACTAATGCAAGGAGCACAGCAACTATTAAATGCAAACGAACAACAATCTCAAAGCGACGAACCAACACAAGGATAGAATAAAAATAGTTTCAGGCAAAGACTATGACAACCCTCAAGGTTGGCAAACACTTTATCGTATGGTTGAACGCCACGTGGACAAAAAATATCCCAATCAATATGACGCACAATGGTTAAACTGGATGATAAGAATGGGTGAACAACCCAACGGTTTTACCACTGGTGTAGAATACCAAGGCAAACTACAGTGTTTGTTGATAGCAGAATGGCACTACAATATGTGGATCAATGCCAAAGATGCCAACATAATGGGTATGCTCACAGCACCAGGATGCAAACCAAGATGGGTTGACTTGATGCTACATCAAGTAACTTGGTGGGCACAGGAGTCAGATTGCCAGAGTATAAATATCTTTACTTGGGATGACAGACGTGCATACCAAAGATGGTGCAGTAAGAAAGGTTTCAAACTGTATCAATACACTTACTCAAAGGAGTTGAAATGAACCAAAAAGAACTAAAAGAAACATACAAAACCATTTTCAATACACCAGCAGGCAAGGCAGTGTTCAATGATTTACACAGAATATCAAATCAAAGTCGTGTGGATCAAGATGCACCAAATCCTTATGCTTGTGTGTATAAGATAGCACAACAGGCACTGTTGAAACGTATTGAGAATATGTGTGACATAGAACGCACAGAAAACAGCAACATAATAGAAAGGCGCTAACAATGGAAGAGCAAACACAAACACAAGAGTCACTGTTGGACTCAACAACCACAACAGAAACAACTACAGAAACTACCACAGCTACTGAGACCGCAACTGCACAAGACGACACACGTCCAGAATGGTTGCCAGAGAAGTTCAAAACAGCAGAAGACTTTGCCAAGTCATATGGTGAACTTGAAAAGAAAATACAAGAAAAACAACCTGAGATCCCCACTGAATATGATTATTCATATGCTGGTGATATGGGTTTGGATATGAATGATGAACAAAAGTCACAAACCAATGAAGTGTTCCGTCACTATGGATTGACACAAGAACAAGCCAAAGGTATGTTGAGTTTGTATTCAGATTCAATCAAAGCATTTGCGGATCAATACACAGCACAAGGACCACAAGTTGATATGACTGTGGAACAAGGGCAACTCAAAAACACTTGGGGTGCAGAATATGACACCAAAATGGGTGCTGTGCGTAACTTCGCCAAGACACTCAAAAACGACACACTGAATGCACCATTGGCAAACACAGCAGAAGGCTTACAGATCCTAGCAGACGCGATGGCATACAGAAACGGCACAAACCCCATAGCAGATGGTGGAGTGGCATCAACACAATCAGCCGCTGACATCCGTGCAAAAATCAACGAACTGAGACAATCAGATTCATACAAGTTACCGCAAGGTGATATTGTAGGAGAACAAACCCGTGCTGAGATATACAAGTTATATCAGCAACTGGAACGATTGCCCAGATAACAATGAAGCCAAGAATAGTGCCACAACCATTTGAGGACCGCAGAAAGCTCAAAACCCTTGTGGCACATTGGCAAACACAGGTAGAAAAACACAGTCACTCAACTGATTCAATGGACTATCGCATAGCCACAACAATGCTGACGTGGCTTGAGCAAAGACAACGTGTGGGACAACTGTGGTTTACCAACAGAGCAGAATGGAAGCGACAAACCTGTGCTGATGTGGATTCACCAGAGTATCGCAAACTCAAACGAGCTGTAGGAAAATGGAAACGTGAACAAACACTGGGTTGAGTTTGATTATCTCTCAGAACGAGAAGTGGGCAGACTGCTGAAATGGTGCACAACCTGTTGTTTCCAACCGTGGTTCACACAAACCAACGAACGCAGACAACACAGATTCTGCTTTGATTCAGAAATGGACGCAAGACGCTTTGTGTGGACATTTGAAGAGTATTTCAACCCACTGAGACCGTGAAAACCGCGACACTGCTTCACGAGACTATATGTAGTCACTAAAACCACAACATATTGTGGTCAAAAAACCCCCAAAACACTGGCAAAAAAAGTGGAAAAAACCCTCTTGACAGAACCCTATTGTGTGCTATTATTATAATATGAACAACAAAAACAAAAGAAAGGACAAAAAGATGACTAACAAAGAAAACAAAGAAACAGCTTGGACTGTGAGAGAATGCTTCGTGTGTGGCAATGACAATGCACACACCAATGAAGATTTTGTGAAACCCATACTGATAGATGGAATGCAGTATGAAGATGTGTGTGGCTACTGTGAAGAAGCAGGACTACACGAGGAGGAGCAGTAATATGGACAAAGAACAAGCAAAACAAGTGATCAGAGACACAGTTGATGAGTTTAAACTGCAATGGGGTATTACCAATGATGCTGATATGAAACATTTGTTGGAAATGGCTGTGCTAGAAGCACCCACTGAACAAAAGAGACGTAGTGTGCAAACACTGTTGACAGCATTCAACCACATATATGCAAACTAACGGTTGACAGAACTGAAATCTGTGCTATTATACTTGTATAGATGACAAACAAAGTGAGGACAACAATGAAGCTGAAACTACAGAATCGTCAGCAAACACGTGGTGCAAAGCCATATGATGCATATGCTGACACCATACATCAATATGTTAAAATGCAACCAGGTTGGTGCAAGAAGACAGCATACTTTAATGCATACAAACACACATTCACCAACTATGTGCGTGTGATGACTACAATACACCAAGCCAATATTGATGATGCACAAGCACTGAACACAATCAAGCAGATATACAAAGAACTATATGCTATGATACCCACACACTTGAAATCAGCTTGTGAAACAATGTATCGTGAAGCTGTGCGTGAATACAAGGAAGATTGTGCTGTATAGATACACAGTTGTGATGCTGTTGATAGCATACTGGCTGTTGTTGATATATTTTACTGTGTGATGATGCACTGTGAATAGTGTGATTTACTATGATATATTGTAAAAACATTCTGGTTTGGACCACCAATGAGGAAAACAAACCACTTTAAAACCACTGTTCTGATGATCCCCATCACCATTCCCCACAGTGAAGCACTCTCAAAATAGTGGTTGACATTATCTAAAATCGTGTTATACTAGTGGTGTAGAGTGATTGAACTCGCTCTGCTGTTATCAGTAATGTGGGCTCACTGTTGTATCAGTGGGCTCGCTGATATGACATTATATGTCTTTTTTCCTTGTGTGGGTTCATTTGATTTGTTAGTGGGCCCACACTTCAAACACTGTTCAAACAAAGTGGTTGACACATTTCAAAAG